ATTGTACAAGGTGTCGTAATTGTCACGGATGATATTCTTAAACCATCAGGCACAAGTGATGGAGTACGGCATGAAATCTATAACATAGGTTATGGCGAACAAGTCCAGCTTATGGATTTTGTAAACGAGATTGAAAAGAATCTTGATCGTAAAGGCAGGTATGACATGGTACCTGCTCACCCAGCCGACACACCAGAAACTTGGGCAGATACAACAAAGCTTCAAGCTTTAGGATATAAGCCAACAACACCTGTTTCTGAAGGCGTAAAAGAATTTGTTTCTTGGTACAAGGAGTATTATAATGTCAATTAATATTGCAATTATTGGCCACGGATATGTAGGTAAAGCTGTTGATCATGGTTTTTCAACATCACAAGTTGAAAAGTTTATTGTGGATCCAATTTACAACACATCAATCGATGATATTCGCGGAAAGAAGAGATTAGACGCAGCATTTGTTTGTGTACCTACTCCGTTTGGATCTAACGGAGAAATAGATGCAAGCATTGTAAAAGATGTAGTACGTCAACTCGAGTTTTTTCGCTGTCCTATTATTATTAAGTCAACAGTTACACCTGAAATTGTTGATGAACTTTTCAATGGTAATCGAGATGTAATTTACAATCCTGAGTTTCTTACTGAAAAGAATCACCTTGATGATTTTATCAATCCACCTATGCATATCTTTGGTGGAAACGCAATGGTGACGCGTAAAGTACAAGAATTATATGAAAAATATAGTCAGTGTAAACCATGCCCTGTTACTCATATGACAGCTATGGAAGCATCATTTGTAAAGTATGGTATCAATTGCTTTCTCGCTACAAAGGTTCTATGGTTTAATCAGTTCAAAGATATTGTAGATCATCATGGTGGAAAATATAATGTGATTGTAAATGCTATTGGCAGCGATCCACGCATTGGACATTCTCATACTCAAGTTCCAGGTCCTGATGGACGAAAAGGATTTGGTGGAGCGTGTTTCCCTAAAGATACAAATGCCTTTAACACTTTTTCAAAAGGTCAATTCTCAGTACTTACAAAAGTTATTAATGAGAATAATACATATAGAAAAGAATATGAACTTGATGAACGTGAAAAAGAACAGAAGGTAAAATATGCCTAGTTATGCTAGTATTGTTCCATTGATCGGTGGGGAGACCATCGCGATGGAACGCGTTTTTAAAAAAAAGCCGGAGTATTTGTTAAGCTATGAACCGTTTAAAGAAAATGATACTCACCTCGTTGAGTATTATGAACAAAAAGTTCCCTATCATGTGTTGGGAGATAACAGGATGGACAACCTACATCCTGTCGATGTTATTAATACCGTGTGTCCTTGTGCTGGGCTTAGCAGCCTTAGTACTACAGCATCTACTAATTCTGCTACTAACGATTGGATGCCTACCACAGCTCGTTATGTTTTGGGTACACTCTCACCTCGAGTATTCTGGGGCGAAAACGCACCAAGACTCGCTTCGCAAATGGGACAACCTATTGTCGAAAATCTCAGACAAATCGGTAAAGAGTTTGGATACTCTTTCAGTATTTTTAAAACGAAGTCTATCCTTCATGGATTAGGCCAAGTCAGAGATAGGACTTTTTATTTTTTCTGGAAAGGAAACAAGGTTCCTGTCTTTGAATATATAAAGAGAGAACATGAAAAAATAGAAGACACTATTCGTGCGGTGCCTAGGAATCTTAGTGATCCTATGAGTATTGTAACGAATAAAAATGTTCCATCACAAGATCCTTACTATAGGTATGTCCTTGAAGAAATTGAAGGAGGTACCTCGCATTCTGCTTTTCAAGATAAAATCAAAAAAAGTTGTGATGTAAAAGATTATATTGAAAAAAGTGGCATAACTTATGATAAAGTTGCAGAATGGATGCTAGCTAATGGATTTGAAAAGCAAGCACAACGTTGCACCGCTATGTATGAAAAACTAAAAGCTGGTGGAAACATAATGCGAAGAGGTGTTAACATACCTAAAGATTATATCGGCGCTTTTGTTGGTGCTTATCCTACCATGCTAGCACATCCAGATGAAGATAGATTCTTAACAATTAGAGAATGCATGTCTATTATGAAATTGCCAGAAGATTTTATCTTACAAGGCGGTCTTAAAAATATTAATCATATATGCCAGAATGTGCCAGTAACAACCGCACAAGATATGGCAGATCATGTTTTAAAATTTGTTGAAGGTAGACTGGACAACCAATTGATTGAGACTGATTATCTAGTGCAAGATAATAAATCGCAAACACTTGACTATAAAAAAGAAGGTGTACAATTAGATGCATTTATGGTATAATATACTTAATGTTATCGGGAGAAATAGATGAGTATTATGGACAAACTTAAAAAGAATAGTAAAGTTAAAGAAACTTCTATTCTTGCTGAGTCTAAATTTTTTAATGAAAAGGATATGGTAGCTACTGATGTTCCTATGATCAATGTAGCACTATCCGGATCCGTGGATGGCGGACTTTCGCCAGGACTTACAGTATTAGCTGGCCCATCCAAACACTTTAAAACCTCATTTGCTTTGATTATGGCAAGTGCATATCTGAAAAAACATAAAGAGGCAGTGCTTCTTTTTTATGATTCAGAGTTTGGTTCACCGCAATCTTACTTCGAGCAATTTAATATTGACACAGAACGTGTTCTTCATACTCCTATTACAAACGTTGAAGAACTTAAGTTTGATTTGATTGGACAGCTTGAAGGTCTTGATCGTAATGACAAAGTAGTAGTCGTTATCGATTCTGTAGGCAACCTCGCATCGAAAAAAGAATTAGAAGATGCTATTAACGAAAAGTCAGTTGCTGATATGTCAAGAGCAAAAGCGCTCAAAGGCTTATTTAGAATGTGTACTCCTTACTTAAACATGAAAAATATCCCTTTGATTGCGGTGAATCATACGTACATGGAAATTGGATTATTTCCAAAGGCTATTGTTTCTGGTGGTACAGGCATTTATTATTCAGCAGATAATATTTGGATTCTTGGTCGTCAACAAGACAAGCAAGGCACTGAGATAAAAGGTTACCACTTTGTTATCAATGTGGAGAAATCAAGATATGTCAAAGAGAAGTCTAAAATTCCTATTAGCGTCAGTTGGGATGGCGGTGTTCAGTCTTATAGCGGCTTACTCGACGTCGCTTTGGCAGGCAATTACGTTGCTAAGCCTAGTAACGGTTGGTACTGTCGCGTTGATCGAGATACTGGAGAACTCGTCGATCCAAAAGTACGAGAAAAAGATACATTGGAAGCCGGATTCTGGGAACCAATCTTCACCAACACAGATTTCAAAGACCATATCAAGAAATCTTACGCAATCGGAGCTTCACGAGATTATGGAGAATCAATTGAAACATGATGAAAATGTAACATATCAGCTAGTGCCTGGAGATCAAGGAGATCAACACTGGCTTGTGCGTTTTTTAGAAGGACCATTTCCGGAAACTGTGATTCAGTATGGAGCTATTAGTTTTAACGAAGCTGCTGAAAATCAAATGTCGTTTAATTTTTTTATTGAATCAAGTCCAGATCCAGATCTTTCAGTAGAAAATGTTGAACTGCAAGAATTCGCTGGTGATGTTTTACAAGAAATTATTAGAAAAGGCATTGAAGATAATTCAGTGGTGATGGAGAACAAATGAAGATTTTAATTTGCGGATTGCCTGGTAGTGGTAAGACTACTCTTGCAGAACCATTAGCAGAATTACTTGGTGCAGTATGGATCAATGCCGATCAAGTAAGAACAAAATATGATGATTGGGACTTTACACCTGAAGGTCGTATCCGTCAAGCACAAAGGATGCGATATCTTTCAGACGGTGCTGTGATGGCAGGCAAAGTTGCTGTAACTGACTTTGTGGCGCCAACAGAAAAAGCACGTGAAGCTTTTGATGCTGACTATGTAATTTGGATGGATACTGTAAATAAAAGCAAATCTGTAAATGGACCAGCAGCTGAAGGCAGTACATTCGAACAAACTGATAAGATGTTTGAGAAGCCGACAAAATGTGATTACCATGTTGCAGATTGGTTTGAAGATACTCATGCACAACTGTTGCCAATTATTAAGAACTATATGGAAAGGAATAAGTGATGGAAGTATTACTTCTACTTGCAGCTGGCGTTGCAGCTCATGAATATTTAAAAGAACCTGAAGTGGTAATCCCACCAGCAGAAGTGCGTATGCAAACAGAAATGGTATTACCCACGGGTGAAAAGCAATTGCTAGCATCAATCGATTGGTCAAAAGCTGGTAACTTTAGACAAACTTCTAGTACAAATAATGTAGAATGGGTGATTATCAGTGAGTAAATTTGACCCATTAAATCCAACAGTTCAAATGCTTGGTCGTTGGCAGCCTTGGCATGCTGGCCATTCAGAATTATTTAAGCGCTGCCATGCTATGACTGGTCAAGTAGCAATTATGATTCGCCAAGTACCAGAAAAACGTGAAGCAAATTCTCGAGTTCCTGGCCAAGATGATAATCCATTTGATATTGAAACAGTCAAAGAAAATATTGTTGCTGGTCTTGCGCAAGAAGGGTTTACAATTGATGAAGACTATGTTATAATGGTAGTACCAAATATAGTTGACATTGGTTATGGCCGCGGGGTTGGGTATACATTTACAGAACATGATCTCGGTAAAGATATACATAACATTTCTGCTACTAAAATTAGAGCGCAAATGAGAGACGAAGGTAAACTTGCAGACAAATCTTGAACAGACAATCCTACGTAATCTTTTAACAGACGAGCAATACATGCGTAAAGTATTGCCTTTTATTAAACCAGATTATTTTGAAGGTGTCTATCGTATATTATTTAAAGAAGCTGGTAAGTTTGTTGGTAAATACAATAAATTACCAACAGCTGAATCTTTTAAAATTGAATTAGATCAGGCTGATCGACTGACTGGTGAACAATACACTATGGCAGTTGATATTCTGCCTAATTTATTTTCACAAGAAAAGATTGATAATCAATGGCTGCTTGACACTACTGAAAAGTGGTGCCAAGATAGAGCAATTTATAATGCTGTCATGGAATCCATTTCTATTATTGATGGCAAACATGAAACTATGACAAAGGGTGCATTACCAGATCTTTTAAGTAAAGCTCTTGGTGTTGCATTCGATACAAACGTAGGTCACGATTATGTTGAAAATTATGAAGAACGTTTTGATTTCTATCACACTGAAGAAGATCGTATTCCATTTGATCTTGAATATTTTAACAAGATCACGAAAGGTGGTGTACCAAGTAAGACACTTAACATTGCCCTTGCAGGTACTGGCGTTGGCAAGTCTTTATTCATGTGTCATGTTGCTAGTAGTGCTCTGGTAGATGGTAAGAATGTATTGTATATTACTATGGAAATGGCAGAAGAACGTATTGCAGAACGTATTGATGCTAATCTTCTCAATGTTCCTATTGACCAACTTCACAATTTATCACGTGAAATGTTTAGAACAAAGGTTGAAGACATTGCTCGTAAGACAACAGGTAAATTGATTGTAAAAGAATATCCTACTGGATCTGCTCATGCTGGACATTTTCGGGCTTTGTTGAATGAACTAAAGCTTAAACGGCAATTTGAACCAGACATAATCTTTATTGATTATTTGAATATCTGTTCTTCAAGTAGAATGAAAGGAATGGGTGGTGCAATCAATTCATACAATTACATTAAAGCAATTGCTGAAGAGCTACGTGGTCTTGCTGTCGAGTTCGACGTACCGGTCTTCTCTGCAACGCAAACGACTCGTAGTGGTTATGGTAACTCGGATGTTGGGCTTGAAGATACGTCCGAGTCTTTTGGATTACCCGCTACCGCCGACTTAATGTTCGCACTTATCTCGACCGAAGAGCTCGAAAATTTAGGTCAGATGATGGTTAAACAATTGAAGAATAGATACAATGACCCTACTCAAAATAAGAGATTTGTAATTGGAGTTGATCGTAGTAAGATGAGACTTTATGATGTTGATGAAACTGAACAGAATCTTACAGATGATACTCCTGTTTTTGATAAATCAAAATTTAACGAAGACACATCTAAATTTAAGGATTTTAAGCTATGATATACAAAGGCCCTGGAATAAGTACTTATTGGGGAAGTGATAATTATAAAGATAGACGAGCAGAAGTAATGCATGATGCAGAAGCTGGTTTCTATGTTGATATGTATCTTAATGATGAGCTAATCGAAACAAGGCCTTTATATGAACATAGTGAAAGATATGCTGAAGACTGTGCAGAAAATTACGTAATGGGAATTATACAGTGAGTACAAGATTAATTAGTTATAGTAAACCGCCGGAGGATTTATATGTCGGTAACGATGTCCAAGAACTTATTGCGTATACAGCCCGTGTCTCGAATCCCTCGAACCAAGATAACACCGAAACCTCAGAAAAATTATTACGATATCTCATTAGAGAAAAACACTGGTCGCCATTTGAAATGGTTAGCGCTTGCTTAGAGGTTACTACGACTCGAGATATTGCAAGACAATTACTTAGGCATAGATCGTTTTCGTTTCAAGAGTTTAGTCAAAGATATGCAGATCCTACTACTGATTTAAATTTCAAGCTTAAAGATGCACGACTACAGGATACAAAGAATAGGCAAAACAGTATCGAATTATCTGATATGATGGATAGTGATCAGAGAGTTGATTTAAAATATAATTGGTTGCAGAAACAAGCGGAGGTAATTAATGAAGCAAAAAAATCTTACCAATGGGCAATCGAAAATGGTATTGCTAAAGAACAAGCTCGCGCGGTTCTACCGGAAGGTATTATGGAATCTCGACTCTATGTTAACGGAACCATCCGGTCCTGGATTCATTATATCGACTTACGCTCTAGCAACGGAACGCAAAAAGAACACATTGAATTAGCAAGAGCTTGTGCTAAAGCTATTGAGCCTATCTTCCCTATGATTATGGAGTTTTGCCATGAAGATTGATTACAAGTTTGACGAAAAAAATCTTATTAATGAGTTTCAAAAATATATTGATTCTACTTATGATTCACATTACTCGAAAGATAAATTCCAAGCCACTGAGTTTATCATCGATGGTGGACATGGCACTGGTTTCTGTATTGGTAATGTATTGAAGTATGCCCAACGTTATGGTAAGAAAGGTACAGATGACGATGCTAGAAAAGATCTTATGAAGGTCTTACATTACGCTCTTATTCAGCTTTATATTCATGACACGTCACAGTAACTTCTTTAGTGTAAAATAAAAGTTGTTCTACTTTACCTTTATGGTACTTGCAGGTTTCTAAGTCTTTGTATGATAAGTGATCATAGTTATAGACATTAGCACCTATTGTGATAAGTAACGCAAAGACCATTCCGTATACCTGTCTTTTATACTTCTTGATTTCTTTTCAAGTTCAGTTTGTTTGTATGGAACATCGTATCTGTCCACCATTTCATATGCATATGCACCAAAGATTATGCACCAAAGCAAATACGCCATTATGATCCAAAATAAATATATCAAATTGGTGGCCTACCTGAATCACCGCTTGCCGCAGAATATAAAACCCATACTAAAGCCCCAATTGCACTTAAAGCAACGATACCAATAATCATAACCATTTTCAATGTTTCAATAAATTCTGCTTGTTCTTTTTGCTTTTTTATTTGAAGTAGCCTTGCTGCTTCTTTTGCTTCTTGAATACGCTTGGCTCTTTCATCTACAATGGATTGCCATGTATCAGGACCGAATCGCATGTTAATCATGTTTTTCATCTCTTGCATCTTTTCAGCAGCAAGCTTGGCATCGATGATTTCTTGTGCTACGTTCTTAATTCCAAATTGGTCACCGATTCCCATTCTGGATTTTTTTGATCTTTCAGCCTGTACTTCATCGTGTCCACGAAATAGTCCATCAACAGCACCAGCTATCTCACTAATGTCTTTTGCTGTATCAATATTGGATTTGATAAAATCTACACTAGCCTTTAGCAGGGATATTCCCGCAAGTGTTTCCGCAATCATCTTGATTTATCCTTTAGTAAAAAGTTACTGGATAAATGTATGTCACAGTGAAATAAAGTATGTCGCTCCGTAAGTATTTATATGTACAAGCGCTTTAACGTGTGGTATAATAATATATAAATAGAAATGATTCAGTGAAGCTGGATGGATGTAGACTGGACGTGGGGGCAGTACCCACCGCCTCCACCATAAAGAGTCTTATAATGGATGAAGTGTTATTGTGGCAATTTAGACAAAGATGCGTAGAATATATTTGTATCAATAACTATTCGATATATCACGCGAGACTCATTATGATGGGGGCGAAACAGGATCGACAGATACGTGAAGGCAGTGGAGAGTCAAAAAAGTAAATGCAAACGATAACTTTGCTCCTGAGATGCGCCTAGCGGCATAATCTCTGGGCCCGCAGGAGCCTCGAAACAGAATCCTGCAACTTTTTAAGGAGATAAAATGGCACCAAGAAATCATAAAACCTGGTTAAAGAAACCTAATGTAGAATATATTAGTAGTGAAATCTATAACTCTCATGCTATCTACAAGCAAGAGCAAGAAGATATTTTTAGTAAAGTGTGGGTACCTGTATGTCACATGTCAGAGATGTACAACAAAGATGACTATCGAATCATGACAATCGCAGGTGAAGAGGTAATTGTATGGAACACAGGTGATGGT